GTATATAACCATTACCAGGGTCTGCATCTGTTGTTGTTGTAGAGAATTTATATTTAACACCAACACTTGCCCCATCTGGACCCGTGACACCTTGTATACCTTGAGCACCAGTAGGTCCTGTCGGTCCTGTCACGCCTTGGATGCCTTGTGGACCTGTGGGTCCTGTAGGTCCCTGAATACCTTGTGGACCTACCTGGTCAACGCCGACGAGGGTAACAACCGTGCCTGAAACAACACCAAGTGATTCTGTTTCTCGGGTGACGACTACTCGTGTTGTGGTCATAGTCTTGTTACGTCAGCCAGTACGGTTACTTGTCCTGCAAGAATGGTAGAGATAACTCCTGAAGCGTTTTCTTGGAGGTCCCAGTAGTAGTAGCCTGGGTCCAGTTCTGCTGAGTCTGTGGCACTCATAGTGCAGGTAACTTCTCCGTTGGCTCCGTCTGTGACAGTGCAGGTGAAGGATGCGGAGATGATGGAGATGTCTGGTTTTGTGCGGAGTTGGGCTGCGTAGGTGCGTCCTGTGATGTCGATGGGGGTTGACCCGTCGGTTGTCATTGTGGCGTACACGGTTTCGGTGTCGCCTCGTGTGATTGTTAGGTCTTGTCGTGCGGGTGCAGCCATAGTGGTGTCATCTTACCACACCTACCACTTCACTTTGTCGCCTTCTTTGGCTAGTACAGCGTGGGACTTGGATGCGTTCGGGGTGCGTTTTGGTTTGTTGTAGCCAGCAAACTTTTCGCCACGATACTCAATAGTCATACCAGGATGATAGCACCATTTTCTCTAAGGACATTCTTGGCATTAATCGGGATGGCTTGGATTTCGTCTTTAGACATACGGATGTGGTGGTGTCCGATATGGGAGTCTATTTTGCGTAGGGCTTTGACTGTGATGGTTGCTTGGTCTGCCAGCATCCATTGTGGATTGTCTAGGAGTTTTCCTTTGGGGATGGCTTTGAGTAGGGCGTCTGCTGCATAGTCCCATGTAAATGGTGTTGGTTCGGGGATAGGGGTTTTAGACCATTGGTCTACTATCTTTTGCATTTCAAGAATGAGGGCGTCTAGGTTAGGTTCGTCCCAGTTGCCGATGTTGTAGAGGATGGATTCTTCTGAGGGTTGTGGGGTGGTGGGGATGACGGCTGTGGCGTATTCTGCGAACTCTTTATGTCCTGATGTGTCTGAGATGATGGTGGGGATTCCTGAGTGGATGGCTTGTTGTGGCATGAGTCCCCATCCTTCGCCTCGTGATACTGCTACAAAGCAGTTCATTCCCCAGTAGAATTCTCGTTCTTGTTCTGGGGTCATGACTTCGTTGTGTATGAATACTTTGGGGTGTGTGATTGTTGGGACGCCACCAACGATGTCGTCTTTGCATTTGAGATGTAGTTCTACATCGCCCTCGATATGGTTAAACGCTTCAAGGACTACGTCCAGCCCTTTACGTTTCCAGTTCGAACCGCCCGCCACAAACCTAAACGGTTTCTTCCCAGGCTTCTTAGGTCGTCTAAACCAAAAGTCTACATCAACACCTAACGGAACAAAAGAAACATTGTCGTGGTATCGGGAGAACACCTCAACATTATGTTTGCATGGTACAAGTATCTGGTCGTATTGAGAGAACAGTTCCCACATAGACTCGGGTAGTTCATCAGTTTCCCACATTGTGAACAGCACACGATACTGACCTTCATACCAGCCTTTCACCATGTGAGGCTGCAACATATCGACCACAACAGAAGCGTGTTCGTGAATGTCAACCTTGGATTCTAAGGCTTGATGGAAGGATTGATACATCCGTCCATATCCGTAATGTGAAACGCTAGAACCTTTGAGGGCTAAACAATTCCTGTTTCGACCTGCCACTCGTGCTTTGCTTTCTTCTCAATCTCGGCTGAACCATCAATAGACTTAGGTTGCAACCCGTTCGCCCTTAGACGTTTATAGGCAGGCATATCTTTCTGCCAGCCACGTTCCGTCTGGTTAATCTCCGCTACACGCTGACCACGAGTCGTTGTCGTATTCATACCCATACGAATCCCTGCAACCTTGCAACCGAAACAACCTTCCACGTCTAGCGTGGGGTGTACTTCACGATGCTTCAATATAATCACCATATCCTGCAGCAATTAAGTCTGCTTCTTCCTCGGCAGTAATTTCATTGTCATGCCCACCCAAATAAATCTTTTCGATGTCTTCGAAATAGGCGGGTTGGTTTTCTGTGTATCCACCATCAACCAGTTTGTAAACGTTACGTCCACGAGGACTGTTCCTTAAACGGGAGAACAGACGGGACTCTGGGCTGAAATCATACAGGTCTGTCCAATACACAAAGTCATCTTTTGGTGGACGAAATACAGCCATAGCCTAATAATAACAGAAGCCCCCCACCATTTCTGATGAGGGGCTTTCTGTCAGCAAATAATGCTTAGGCGTTTGCTCCGATGCTGGAAGCAGACTCGATACGACGGAGGCTTGCCTCACGGAAGCGTCCGTATCCACCAAGCCAGTACCAACCGAGTGGCTGCAAGCGCATGAGAAGGTCTGTGACATTGCCACGAACAATCTTTGGTGTTGCGCCGTTACCATCGGTGATGGAGTGTGCCTTGGCAAGAGCCTGACGACCCATGATGAGCGTACCGTACACGTCAACCGTTCCAGTTGAACCTGAACCGTCTGATGCGTTTTCAAACACTGGACCACGAGGTGTCTCGATGAAACGTACAGATTCAAACTGTCCGATTTCGCCGTTGTAGATACCTGATGGGTTCACATAGTTTGCAGGGGTACGCCAGCCAGCAGCGTCGGTTTCCGAACGGAAGTCGTACGACACGTCTGGGTGGATGAAGCCCATGTAGGTTCCGTTGAACGTTGCGACGTTTGCTGCACGGAGGCGAGCAACTTCCTTACGGACGTCATTAGCGGTGAGGATGTCCTCTGCTGCAACGGTTGTACGGCTTGATGGGGTGCTTGCTCCGCCTGTTGCGTACGATACGTTCGAACCTGCTGCGAGGACGTCACGGACCACACGGTCAATGGAGTCACCTGCGTTGTATCCGACGATGTTCGCTGCTGCTGAGTCAACATCCAAGAAGGATGTGCCACGCAACTTAGCGGTGGTTACTACTGCGTTACCGTATTCAGCAAGTGTCACTGTCACTTGGCTGTCGCTCAATGCAACAGGGGTGACGTCGGTCACTTCGTTCAGTGTTGACGTTGCGGGGGACAAGTCGCTGAAGATGGTGAATGTGACAGCCGAACCTGGCATTGATTGTGCGGTGGGCATTACGTCTGCTGCTTGGTCAAACAACAGTTCTGAACGCAAAGCGAAATATGCAATGCGGTCAAATGCGGTCTGGTCTACAGACAGCGAGGATGTGGTGGTTTCGCCAGCCATTTTGTTTCCTTATAGGGTAGAAGGGTTAGAGGTATTCTCGTGCTTCTGCCAGGATTGCTTCGACTTCTGCCTGGGACGTTGCTTCGTTGATTCGCTTGTTCCAGTCAATCGGTGGCTGTGCTGTTCCGCTTCCGTCTGCGACCTTTGTGGTGCGCTTCCATGCTTCGGCTTCGCTAGCGTCTGATTGTGGGGTGCTAATCACTTCTGCTTCCATGGCAGCCTGTTTGATGGCTTCTGGGTCCAACTCACCGTCGTATGCTTTCATGAAGTATTGATGCATTTTCTTGGCAGGGTCTAATCCTGCTTTGAGAAATGCTGCTTCACGGGCTGCTACTTCGGCTGCTTGCGCCCGCTTTTCGGCTTCGGCAAGTCGCTGTTCCAGTTCCTTCATCCTAGCCCGAACTGGGTTACGGGTTTCGGTTTCAGACTGTTCGTCTTCGTAATCGTACTCTGACATATGGCACTCTCCTTAGTGTCCACATCACAACGGAGGATTGTGATGGCTACGTTTTGATTTTGCACCCCTTGTTACTCTGTGGTATCGGGGGATGTCCCACAGGTTTCGACCATCGGTCTACACCGTCGTACTATAGCACATTATTCTCCGACTGTGCGGAGTCCTGTCACACCTGTTTGTGTTTCTGCTAGTCCACCGCCTGCTTCGAACTGTGCTTGGCGTCGGCGTCGTCTTGTGGCGATGCGTTGTGCTGCTGCTGCGTTTGTTCCGAATGTGCCTGCGATTTGTTCTTGAACGCTGATTTGTTCTTCGCCTGCCATGGTGGGCTGGAATAGTTCTTGGGTGGCTCCGAGTTCTTGGAATCCTGCTTGTGCTTCTCGCTGGCTGATTCCTCGCTGGACTAGTTCTTCTGCTTGTTGTGCTTGGATTTGGAGTCCTGCTTCTCGGGCTGCGTTGGCTCGTCTTGCTGCTTCTGCTTTTCGGACGGCTTCGGTTTGTTGGAAGCGGGTGGGGTCTATGAGGAACGCTGCAATATCTGAATCGTTTAACCCATAAAGGCGTTTCAGTTCATCCTTAGTTCCTGGCTCCGTCTCGGTTACTGCACGGTAACCTTGCTGGATACGATTGTTCAGTTCGTCTGCCCGCACATCATTGCCGATGAAGTTAGCGAAATCGTCTTGACTGTCGTAGAATCCACGAGGCATACCGTTTCCTCGTAAAACCTGGTCAAACTCTTTTTCAATCTGAAGGTACTCATCCTCAGTGATTGGCTTGTAATTATTTTTACGGCGCATCTCTAAACCCTTGAAACGAACCTTGTATTGTTCTGTGTCACGGACAGAACGCCATACAGCCTCACGAGCGTATAAACCAGAGAACTCTGTCGGGTCATCCTTGATTGCTTGGTCGATATTGTTAATCAAAGACTCCAAACCGTATTCACGCAGAATTGCTAATGCTTCATCTCTTGCAGCCATTACGCCATCCTTCCAAATCCTTGAGCCAATGAATAGGCTACATTACGGTACGCTTGCTTCGCATCATCTGTTTCCTGCCATTCAGGAAGCGTACGAAGATACTTGTTCCACTCCCACAAATCCATCTGGCGATACTCGTTTGTCTTGGGGTCTTGGAAGTTCAAAGCCTTGTTCCATTTATCGCTAGTCCAGTCAATCTGGGAAGGGTCAACAGTGCCTTGAAGGGTTTGAACTGCTTGCTGCCTGTAAGCATACGTTGCGTCCTCAACTGTTTCGCCACGGTCCAACGCTGGAGTGAGTGAACGGAACTGTGTCTTAGCAGAGTTACGCATGAAGTCTTCCCACTGAACCTCAGTTTTTCTACCTGTCATAATGTCAGCAACCCATGTGTCAAGGTCTGCGTCTGCTGGTTTCTGGGCGTATTTGCGGGCTGTTTCACGCAACCCTCTAGCGACGTTGCCTTGACGAAGGTCAGTCATTCCTTGAGCACCACCAGCCTGTGCCAATGCCACAACTTCAGAACCGATAGCGTTTCTAGTTTGCTGTTCGGACCACCCAAACTTAATTTGGTTGGTTGCAATCTTGCGGAGTGTTGCATCATCAACTGTCAATCCGTTAGCAAGTGTGCCTGCACGAAGGTCATCCACTGCTGTAGTGATACGGTCTTCCATTGTGGCAGGGTCAGATGACAACTGAATTGCGTATTGACGGGCTGACTGCTCGGTTGTTCGATACCAGTTTGTTGCTTGTAAAGCAGCGGTCAGTTTGTTTTCATCATTGAACCAACCCTCTTTAACAGACTTGTCAATCACTGTTTTAACGTCAGCGTTTTCGTTGTAGACATCCCACAGTCCACCGAATTCTTCTTGAATTATGGTCTTCCATTGTTCGCTACCGACAGTAACTTTTTTGCCGTCAATGGTAACTCGTTCTTTGCCACCTTTACCTTTAGTAGAACTAGTTACTTTACGTTGTGTAGTTGTGGTTGCTGCTGGCTGTGCCTGTTGAGGCATGGCAGCCATTTCTTCTTGCTCAATTTGACGCTTGGTTTTAGGTTGTGTATCTCGTCTTGTTGGGTCCAGTACACCAAGAGCAATATCAATCTCACGAATACGAAGTGCTTGCTGGTCAATTAAGGCTTGTTTTCTGTCGAGAGGAATGTCCTTACCAGAAATGTCGGCAGTGATACCACGACGAATATCCTCAGAATAGTTTTCAATTTGATTAGAAAGACGCTGACGTTCTCTTTTCAGGTCGTCAACTTGTTTCTGGTTTTTCTTTTGCGCTTCAGACACACGCTTAGATTCGGCTTGAGCCTTAGCCTGTTCCTGGTCCAATACTCTTTTGGCGTCATCACGTTGTTTTCTGGCGTCGTTTAAAACTTTTCTGTATTCAGCAGTGGTCAGAGATTTGCCATCAACCGTGTATTTACCAGTAGACGGATTGATTCTGATATTAGAAATCTTGTTGAATCTTTGTTCTGCTTTTTGGAAATCAGTTTGTTTTTTTGTTGAAGCCATCAGATACTCTCCAGTAACTTAGCGACATTACTAATCGCACTCAAATACTTATAGCCTTCAGATTCCGCACCATACTTTTGTTGGATACGGTTCTGGAAGAACACATCAGCAGACGGTGCGCCTTCAGATGCACCAGCAGATGAACGCTGTACACCCTGATATGCACGGGCAAACTGTGCTGCTTCAGCATCAGACAATTTGCGTCCGATTGTAGATAGTGCGCTACGGTTTGCAATTTCAATAAGGTCAGCAGATGATGCGACCTGTACTTGACGTGCTCCTGTACCAGCAGAGATTGGTGCTTTCGCTACGGTTGCCAATACGCTGCGATAGTCAACACCCTGTGTGTTAGAGAACCACAGCAGGTCACGCATTGCTGCACGGTCATTATCACCGAAACCGCCTTGTGGTTTAGAACTACCGTACCAGCCACGACTATAAAGAATGTTCACCAACGCATCTCTAGACACATCGTCTAGGCTGCCGAGAATTTCTCCAGGTCGTGTATTCAATTCATAGAACGGAAGAACATTACCGTCTGCATCGATAACGCCAGACACATTGCCACGATTTCTGGTTTGTGCATACTCGGGACGAGGAGGAGGAATAAACCCTTGGCTAACTCCCGTGGTTCCTGATGTCACCATACCGCCAGTAGGCAACGGGTTAGCAGCAGCGAAACCCTCGGGGCTTACATCAATATCTTCGTTAGGTACGTTACTCATCAGTCAATCTCCCGTGATAATAGGCGGTCATAAACTCTAGCGAAATCAGGATATTTAGAAATGATTGTCTCTGCATAAGAGTTCAAGTATTCGTGTAGGTCAGCCAACTTGTCTGACTGGAGGCTGGCGAAGCCACGACGATTCGCTTCCTCTAATGCAGCGTTACGAATCTTGGCGTAATAGTTAATAGCCTCAGCAGTCTTATTGTTCTTCAAACTGTCTAACTGTGCAGCCTGGAATAACTTTTCAATATCCTTCGGAGTCTTCGTTGGGTCGTACTGCATCTCACCAAAACCAGGATACTTCTTGATGATTTCACGCTTGTAGTTAGCAAGATAATCTCGAGATGCCTTATTCAAATATGGTCCGAGATGTTCCTTCATGTCACGGTAATACGCCAAACCAATAGCACGTTCCGAGGCTTTCAAAATTTCCTCTGGTGATAAACGCTTGCGAGCACCTGTTTGCAACTGGCGTGTGTACACCTCAAAGTCAAACGCTGTACCAATAGGACCAAAATATCCAGCAATGTCTTTATACATACGGAACAGTGATTCGTTTGTGCGTTCAAAATCACCGAATTCTTTGGATGCGAGAAGACCACCAACCTCCGATGTTGTCTTGTTTGACAGATAAATAAAAGCGTCTTCACCGAAAATTTCCATGAAACGTAGATTGGCTGTGTCATAGTTGAGGTTGCGTAGGCTTTGCAGGGCTGCGGATAAGCCAGAGGCGTAGATGTCGCCTTGTTCTGTGGGGGCTTTAATGTCTACATCTCCTGCTGCGGGACCTGTGAACTGCGATGCTGCTCTAAGAACGACAAAGATACGGGCTTTGTCTTTGGCTTCTTCCATCATTTTGTCACGCTGATTGGGGTCAGACAGGTCGTATTTTCCTGTTGCTGCCAATGCTTGCATTGTTTCTGCGTAGGTGTTAGCGAAGAATCGTCCGTCTTGAACCATACCGTTGTAGGCTTTTTCTACCCATGTAGGTGTTAACGCACCAATAAGATTGTTTCGTTCTCCGTATGGAAGAAGAATACTGCGTACCCAGTCAAGCGATGGTGTGTCTCGCAACAGTTTTGATGCTGTGAATGTGGCAAATGGTCCGAATCCTGGTTTCAAATCCAGACCCATAGCGACACCTTTGAGACGTGCAGTGATAGGGGCGTCAATGCCAGTAACTAATTTGGTTAGTTTTCCTGTGAGTGGGAACTGGAATGATAGTTCTCCTGTGGTGGGGTCTTTGAAGAAGATTCCTCGTCCATCGCCATCGGGGTCTGCTTCTTTTCCGCCTTCAATACCTAATTGCATTTTGCGGAAAGTATTTGCATTAGGCAAATATCCAAGTTCTCCGCCTTTAACTGGAACGAAAGCGAGGCGTCCGACACGACCCATAAACTCTGCGTGTTGCTGGGCGAATGGTGAGATAACTCGCATAACATCTGTAATGTTTCGACGGTCTACAGCGTTATAAACGGTTTTCATATATTCGTCGAGTGCTGCACCAGAAGCATAAGAACTGACTTCTTTGGCGTTTAATGTGCCATAAAGTTTCTCTGGGTTTGCTTGTAGGTCTTTGAGTTTTTTCCAGAGTCCAGGGGTAAGGTATTCTTCTGGGTTTACTGCTCTTTCTGTAATGTCGTTGATAACTTTATTGAGGCTGTCTGCATCCATTGATATAGCAAGTTTGTCTATCCATTGGTAGTACGCAGTTCTAAATGCTGGGCTTCTTTCAAGTGTTGCGATTGGTTTCGTGTAGAGATACGAGTGGAATGAGTTAATCATTCTGTCGAATGACCGCATCATGCCGTTGATTTCTGGGGTGTCTGGATTGCGTATTTCGCCTACTGCGGTGCGTGGCATATTCGGGTTTTTATAAACATCATCTGAAGAAAGAAGTTCACGCAGAAACAAACTGTTGTCACCAATGCCGTCAAAAGCGTATGGTGTTACTGCAACTTGTTGTCCTTTAGCGGTGGTGAATACGTCATCTACACGGGCGAGATATGTTTGACGTACTTTCTTTCCATTGACGTTGCGTACTGTTGATACTGTTACACGAGCACCAGGTGTCATTTCTCCTGATACCCATTTGCTGTCAACTACTTGTTCTTTTCCTTTTACAACACCAGATGCAATAACGTCTTTGAGGCGTGGGTCGTCACCAGTAATTTTTGACATTCGAGCATTGTTGGATTCAAGAAGGAACAGTAGGTTGTCTCCTTCGTCAAGGTCAATAGATTCCCAAACGGTTGTGCCTTGTGTTCTGTTATAGATTGGTTTTCCGTTTTTGAAACTTGTTTTAATGTTTTTGTACCATGCAACTGCTTCTTCATCACCAGAACGAATGAGGTCAATAATTTCTTTTTCTGTTTTTCCTGCTGCAAGTTGACGGATAGACCAGTCAGCATTGATGCGACCAATCTCGTCACCATGTGCTTTAATAAAATCTGGGTCTACAATGTCAGTTCTTTTTGTGTATGACTTAAAAATGCCTAGTCGTTGTGCTCGACGGCGAGCCTGCAACGGGTCTTTGAAGTGTGCCTCAATGATGTCACCTGTGGCTGCACGGTAGTCACGGATTGCTTCACCAACAAGACCGTCTTTTACTGCTGCATCCCAGTCTTGTCCGAGAAGGTCTCCACGTCCAAGGCGTGTTTGTTTGAATCGTGGGTTTCCAACCATCTGGAACCATTCAAAGGGGTGGCGCAATGCGGAGTATCCACCTTCTTTACCTGAAAGATACAAAGAAATGCTGGAGTCAATAGTGTTTCGAGCGAAGTTACCAATGGTTGCCGTGATGTATTTACGCCAGATTTGTTCTTGGAATCGTTCTGCTATCGAAAACGGTAATCGTAGTTCACCAAGTTGACCAAGTGACGCAAGGTTGGGGTCTTTCTTTACCCATATCCAGTTAAGGTCGTTGGTTATACGGCGGAATTGTTTGGGGTCTGGCACGAAAAATTCTTTTGTGCCAAGTTCACCGACTGTTGTACCACCAGAAATAAGTATGTCTTCACCGTTATCTGGAAGGTTATGTATCCTTCTGTATAGGTTCATGTCTTCTTGTACGCCAAGTTGGTCGGCTGTAAAGATTTGAGTGTCTTCCTTGTATCGTGCTAGACGATTGTAAATTTCGTCTACGTTCTGGCGTGGTACACCACTTTGGACGATGACGTTTTTCATTTCTTCTTCAAGTTCTTTATAAAACTTGTTGATTTCTACTTCGTTTTTTGATGTGACTAGTTTTGCTGCACGGTTCATGAAGTAACGGCGCATATCTTCAATCTTGACGTTTCCATCTTTGTCAAGAAGTGGGCGTCTTGGAACAGGTACTTTTTCTTTACCAATTACTTCACCAGTTTCAGAAAGAATTTCTCTTACTTCAGTAAATCCTTCACCGCTTTTAGGGTCCATTTTGGGACCTGAAATCTTAAACAGTTTTAATACACGGTCCAAGTTGTCGAGTTGTTCGATTTGTTCACGAGGTGTTTCAGCCTGGAATAAGTTGATGTTTGTGCGTGGAAGTTTTGCAAATGCACGGGACGTTCCTTCACCAAGTGGAAGACGATTAATCCATTCGTTGCGTTGCTTTATTGATTTATAAACACGTCGTGTACCAGGCAAACCAACATTAGAAGTAACTTGTGTACCGAGAATATCTAAGACTTCAGCCATGACTTGCTGTTCCGTCTTAGCGTCAGCCAGTCTCATTGCTGTAGCAGGGTCAATCTTCTTTCCCCATAACTCGAATGTTTCAGCGAAGTCATCTGTTTCAGCGGTGCGTTGTATAAGGCGACGACCTTTTTCTGTGGAGAAAAAACGGTTGGCTTTTACCAGGTCAACAGAGTTACCGACCAGACCTACTTCTTCTTGTAAAGCCTTTCGTGCATCTGCAGAAAGTTGCGTGATGCTAATTTCTTTAGAGCCTCTACCAACTTGGCGTGAAACATCTGCTACTGCTCCTACTACTTTGCTTGTGCTTCCTGCTTCTTGAGCGATACGAGCAGCCTTCGCTGCTTGTGAAGCACCTGGTGCTACAGGAATTGCTAATGCTGTTACAGCGTCAACAGCACCAGAAAGCAAACGATACGGTACAGTGTTTTCATCTACAAGAACATTTGCTAAACCACGTCCGATAGTGAACGCTTCACCATTGATTTCCCCACGGTAGCGTCGTGCTCGTTCAGCCTGCAATTCTTTGGCTCGACCACCAATAAAAAAACCAGAACCAGCCTCATCGTCGTTAGCAATTAGCGAGCCGAGGTCTGTGGAAATGAACCAGCCTTTTACGCTGTCGTCTTTGTCGAAGATTTGTGCTGCTGCACCTTGAATCATTTGTGGTGCGAACTCTAAACCAGCGAAACCATAGCGGGAAACAGTTTTGATTTTGTCTTGGACGTTACGTTCAAACCAGGATTTCTTTTTCTTTTTCTGGTTGTTGACGTCATCATAGATGGGGGCTACGCCTTTAGCGATAGCGAGGACCTGTTCGTCTGTGAGGTTTGCTTTTGCTGCAGACAGTTTGACACCTGGCGCAAGAAATGGATATTGACTATGGATTTGTCCTACTCGTTGCGCTACTTCTGGTGTGGCTGTTGCACGGAAAGACTGTCGTCTTTCTTCCTCTAATCTAAGAGTGTTCCAGAGGGAATCTTCAATTTCGGGTGTAGACATTTACTGCCCACCGTATTTCAACACCGAAAGCAAATCAGCAAGGTCATCATTAGGGTACATACGCATGAGTGTTTCCAGTTCGTCTACAACTGGGTCACGCATAGGAAGCGACATTGGTTGATTCATGACAGGAGACATCAAATCATTCGGGCGTTCTGTTGGAGCCATCAGGTTAACGACGTTGCCTGGTGTTACTTTAGGCTTTGGTGCTTCCATACCAACATCAGTTGGGGATGCACCCATGGGTACGGCTTGCTGTGCAGCCATTTGTTTCCCTGCTTCTCCGTAGGTTTGTCCTGTTGCAGCCATTTTTTTCATTGGGTTCCGAAGGTCGGAACGGTTCGGGTATTCAGCCATTATGCTCCTCCGAGTCGTCCAGCGAGGCTAAGTACAGAGCCAGGTGTTCCTGGTGCTGCTGCTGCTCCTGCTGGTGGTCCTCCCATTGGTCCACCTTGTCCGAGTTGTGATAATAGTCCTTCTAACCCTTGTGGTCCAGGTGGAGGTCCAATTCCTGCTTCTGCACCCATTCCTGGTGGTGCAAGACCTGGCATTGTTTCTGGTGAGCCAGGTGGCATTTGTGCAGCCTGTCGTTCTTGTGCTCGTTTCTGTGCAGCCTGAATAGCCTGCGGGAGTGACATCTTGTTTGTGCCAACCATTTCAGCAATAAACGCTAAATCATCTGGTTGGTATGGTCCGTTCGGGTCGGCAGCCTGAGCCTGAATGGATGACAGGAGTGCTGCTTCGATTCCTTCAGCGACGATACGGTCACGTTCTAGTTCGGGGTCTGGAATTAGTGGGTCTGCTTCACGGGCAGACTCTTTCGACATTAGTCCAGTTCCAAGTCGCTGTCCCAACCCGACAATAAGGCTATTAACATCAGAGCCAGAGGCAGGGTAAGACACGAAGTGATTATCTGTTTCCCATAGTTTAAGGGGTGTGTAATCTTTCTTGCCACCCGTGAAACCAGAGATGAAGAATGATTTGGGTTGGTTGCCCCAGTAGTTGCGTTCGATAGCGATGGCAATTTTGTCTTCTTCCTTCAGGGATGATTCAAATATGGCTTGTGCTTCTTGTACTCGGAAGTCAATCGTAGCGGAAAGGATGGATTCTCCACGTCGTCCTGTGCGGATATTGCTGTTTGATTCACCGCCGAATTCGGCTGGGATGGCACCCTCGAGACGCTCTTGTCGTTCCAGTCTGTCCAGTGCTACGTCGGTTTTGTAGCCTGGGTTGATTTGGTATTGCTGGATGTCTCCACCTTTGACGACACCTAACTGTCCTGTTTTGCCGTCTGCGATTTGGATGATTTCTGGGTTTTCACCAGGGTGGGCTACGAGGTATTCGTCTGGGAAGATGCCTCGTTCGATGGCGATTTCGGTGAGGGCTTGGAGTCGGGCACGGGTGAAGTAGGTGTTGAGCATCCCGTCGAACTGTCCACGGGGGCGGTCTAGGGTGATGCGTTGTGGTACGACAGCGAGGGGCATACCAGTACGGTTGTAGATTCTTTCTAGTTCTACTACTTCTCGTCCTTGGTATTCGGCTCCTGATTGCCAGTCTTTCTTTTCTTGTCCGACGATTGCCATAACAATTTCTTCGTCGCAGACATATTCGAGGATTGTGAATACGGAATCCCAGGATGCTTTACCCATGCGAAGGTGTCCGAGGACTTTATCTCCGTAGTTGTCAATAACCCATTTGTAAGGTTTCGTGTAGGTGAAGATGCAGTTGTCGGGTACTGGGTCGTCTGGGTCATCTCGGAATGAGGGGAAGGTGTCGAGTGGGTTTCGGACGTGCCATTTCGGGGTGAGCGTTTTGAAATCTGGTTTGATGAGTACGGGTGAGGATGAGTATGCGAGTAGGTGGCGTGACCTGCGTCGCATTTTCATGTTCATTCGGTTCGCATCCCAAATGTTCAGCAAGGCTCGTTTGCGGTCACGGGCTAAATCCATGGAGCGTTGCTGCCCATCTTTCAATGGTGGGAAGTACGGCATCGGCATGGTTGATGCAACACGGGTAGACATTTGGTCTAGACCCTGTGTTAATAGTGACGCAACTGAGGAGACAGCGTTGCGGTCTAACTCGTTTAATGGTACGATGATGTCACCATTTGCGTGGTCACGAACTTTACGCATTTGGTTCAGAATTGGACCTTGCGCTATTGCTCGTTCTTTGTAGAGTGCGTGGATTTCCTCAACTGTAATTGCCATGACGTCTGATACTATACATCATTTGCTATAGCCATGACGGACGCCACTGTCGGGGTGGCGGTTTCAGTTGTGACAGGTTCGGAATGTTTAGGGCTGCCATCCACATCGACATCACAATATCTGTGCCGTTCTTTTTATCTCGAGTCCATTTGGTGAGTTCTTCTACTGCTGCAAGGGTTTTCCAGTTTCCACGCATATGAGGTAGACGGATTGCACCCGTACGGAACAATGGTGGCAGTAGGGCTTCGACACCCATCTTTTCGTCGAGTTTGTTTCGGCTGGTGGTGTGCGGGATGACGTTCACTCCTCGCATTGTTTGCCACTTTCGCACAAAGTCGTGTGCCAGAAGGAATCGTTGGGCTGCGTTGATTTCTACAATCCAATGGGAGATGGGGTATCCCATTCGGAAGGAGCGTTCTTGCCAGTCTTCCATGATGCCTGAGTATTCACGGGTTGTGGTGTTGTATCCGAGTAGGTCTTCTGCTGTGAGTTTGGTGCGTTCGATGTCTATAACGTGGTAAAGGTTTTGTTCTGGTTGGTAGAGAATCCACGTTAATGCCCAGAACATAGTGGGGCTGGGGTCTACTGAGACGATGGAGAGGACAGGTGGGGCGAGTCCTGCGGGGATTTCACCATGTCCACGTTCGTGGTCGATGCATCCTTGATACATAACCCCATCTGAACCCAGTCCACCATGTATCCATGTTTTGTCGATGAGGAAGGCGTCAAGGTCTAGTTCGCCTTGTTGGTAAACTACTTCGAAGACGTCTGGTTTGTTGTATCGGATGAACGAGAGGTCTTTCCACGGGAGACGTTTCGGGTCAAGTAGAGGACCATTTGGGTAAGGGGCTGCGTCAAAACGACGGCTTTCTTTTCCTGTATCCAGTTCTGGATAGTACGCCTGGTAGATGATGTGTTTGTATTTTGTGGATTTGAGGGGTTCCATCGCATTGACTTGTTCAGGTGTAGTGACATCCGAACCGTCATAATCTTCATCATCCAAATCGTATGTAACTTTGGCGAGGCAATGTGCATATAGGTCGCCTGGTCCGAGCCTTTGCCCAACAACAGCCAGCAACCCGCCTGGGTCGCAACGTGCTTCCGCCACGTTATCCCATCTTTCAAGAAGTTTGTCACGGGCAACTGATTCACGGGCATTGTCTGGTGAGGCAACGTCGTCGAATAAACATAGGTCTGCACGATGTCCGATGAATTCTGCTTCGATACCGTAAGCACGGACTGTAGGTTCTTTGTTGTCCAAACCGTTACCATCTAATTGTTCTACCACAAATTCTTCAGCCCGCCACAAAGCACCCTTATCGGTGGGTTTGAATCTGCCATAGTCAATAGAGAGACATCCTTTAGCGTTCTGGGCTAATCCTTTCGCCACAAGTTGCGGGTCGGGTTCGATAGGCATAGGTCGCTCAAGGGTTTCCCTGATACGGCGGGAATACATTTTCGCCATGTTTTGTGAGACTGAGCCAATCATGACACGGATTTTGCGGTCTCGTACGATTGCCCATACAGCAACATCATGGAACAAGGTGGATTTACCTGCGCCTGGCGGGACGTTTAGGACGACGAATTCTTTTTCTTCGGATTGTAGGAGTTTTACTAGTTCGACTGCTGCTTCTACTTGCCATGGGGATGGTACACGTCCGAGGTAGTATTCACGGAAGAAGGCGAAGTCTTCTAATCCCCTCTTGGCTTCGTCACATAACTGGTCGTGGGCGATTGCGGTTGGTAGTTCGATGGCGTCCATCAGACTGTTGTATTCGTCTCGCTGTACCCCGCCTTGGTTGCGTCGGTGTTTCGCTGCTGTTGCTTCTGCTAGTTCAGCGTTTGCTTGTGCTGCTTTCGCTTTTTTTAACCATTTGGAGCCTGTGTTGACGTGGATGCCTGCTGTTCGGCTGGCTTGGCTGATGGTTTGTCCTGCGGTGATGGCTGCGAAGAATTTGGCTTTGTCTGCTGGTGAGACAGAACGCTTGGTTCCCATAGAGTTATTTCTTTTTAGGTTTGTTTCTTTTCACAACTGCTGCACCGCCAAGGGTGGTTCCTGCTTGTTTTACTTTGTTCCCTGCTTTAAAGATGTCTCGTATCACTTGGCTTTGTGCTCCAACACCTGTACGGTCTGCTCTTTTTACTGCACCAATTTCAAGGTTTCCGATACGGGCTGCTTGTTGTTTTGGTGTTCCAATAGCAGTTGAACGAAGTGTTGGTCCCATTGGTGTTTGAGTGCGGGATACCTTTCCACCCATACCTGATGCGTTCCACAAACCTTTCATGTTCACTTTGTAGGCTTCTTCTGCTGCAACATTCCCGACGTATCTACCTGCGCCTTTGGCTGCAAGTTTTGTTGCGCCACGAACAAGTGCTGCTCCACCTGCACCCAGGGCTACAGATTCGGCTGCTGTTTTACCTGCCCAGTTTAACGCATCAAATGCTTTCTGATTATTTTTATAGGTGGGTGCTTTCCCTTTAGCGGGGTCTACTGTTGGTTTTCCAACTGTTGCACTTGGCTGACGTGTGCTCATGCTGGTCCTGATTTTTTTCATTTGTTCGGGTGTGTATTTGTCTTGTGATTTCTTTTTTGCAGCCATGTTGCAGATAGTAACACATCATGATATGGTGTTGTCGCAATCGAGTAAGACCCCCACGATGGGAATCGTCAGGGCGAGCATGGCTGTACAACTGTTGCAAGTTGCGGGGCATTTCACACACGGGAACGTGGGTTGATGTTTCCTGCAACCAAGAAAACATTAGGTGTTTGTTTTCCCCTGTTGCGTAAGAGAAACAAGCAGCGTAACAAACGTCATATTGTTGAAAAAAGAAAAACATCTTCTTTGGGTGTCGGCTGAAAATCTTGGCTACGGCGACCTTCCACTATTGGTGGTAAACCGTGGGGGGAGGCTAATACTGTTCTGTGTTGTTTAGTGTTTAGTTCTTTCTTTTGCTGACGCCCTTGCGAGACGATTCGTCTTCGACGAACGTCAAACGCAGAGCAGTCGCTCTGCTATTCGCTGCGGTTGTCCTCAAAGCACCGTTGAAAGATGGTGGAGGTAGGTCCAGGTAGGTGGGTGACTTTTTCTTTTTGTCTTTTTTCTTTTTCTAGCCTATTTGTTTTACGCTCAGGAAAGGGGTCGTGCTCGGCTCCCCCGAACTGTAAAACCCTAGACGGCTACACACACACCCCTCCAAGCCAAACAACATTTACCCCCACACACCCCAAACCCCCAAAAGAGTGAAACCGTACCACTCAACTAATACATACATACGCCCCCCGTAGCCTCGGCACATCCCCAGTTGCGTTACGCTTTCTACCTACTGGTAGGTAGTTGTACCGTGCAACCAAAACCCAACCCAACAACAAAAAATAGACAACATAAAGAACCCATACCCCTATCGGTACCGTAACAAAACCATATATTAGGCACACCAAACAATACAAGTACAATACAAGTAACAAACCAACAGCACTGCCTAGTGTTCACTGTGTGTGTTGGTTGGTCACTGTGTGTGGTGTGGTGGTGTGGTTGGCGTGGTCTCGTGGTGTTGTGGTCTCGAGTGTTGGTGTGGTGGTGTGTTGGCGTGAGACGTGTTCTCGAGCGTTCTACTCGTTAGTAGGTGTTGGTGTGGTGTGTTGGTGCTTGGATGTTTTCGTCATGACGTTATTGGTCTCGAGTGTGTGACGAACGTCACATAATAAATGTGTTTTTTGTTCGTTGTTGGGTGTTCGTGGCGTGTAGTTTTTTGGTGTCTTCTGTTTCGTGATTTGTGGCGGGGCAGGCTAGGCGTGAACATTGAAAACTGAAGAATTGTTTTATGGGTCTCTCTTTTCGGACGTCGTGTTGTCGTTCCGATTGGGTTCAATTCCCAATGCGTCCACAACACCCCTAGAGGGGTGCTATTGCCATTTGTGGCAATCCAACAAGAGAAAGAAAAACAACCATGAAAACTATGTCCTACCGCGAGTATTTCGACTACCACGTTCAACACCACGATTACCCCAAGGTACGAGTGGAAGCGTTCGAGGATTTCATCGCACATCGTGCACGGACTCTCTCGCCAACGTTGGGAGAGTTGGCACAGTCAATGAATGACGAACACAATAGCGACGTGTTTTGGCAGTTTGAGAACGCTTACGAGGGACAATGGGACTCAATTGGTGAGTTCGCTTGTGACTATATGTCCGCCGACCAATTGACCTATGCCCGTTTTATGAATTGGGAACATTTCGCTAGCGAAGTTCTGCCCGATTTCTTTATTACGGACTCTCACAACGTGTTCAGAACGTTCTACTCGACAGAATGGAACAAGCACACCATCGACAACTAGTCGAAACTCTCCCCATATTGGGGAGGGTCTAGTAGGGATTGCCTCCTACTACTGATGAGACAGGCATAAGAGAAAGAGAAACCATGAACACCAAAACAAAAAATAGACCTACGTCGATTAGTGACCTAATCACCATGGAAGGTAGAGCGTCAACGTGGCAAAGTTTCGTAATAGGCGGAACTATGCACATTTTCCATTATTCCACACTCATGGCAGAAGTGACGCCTAGCGCATTAGTGCAAGTGTCTAGCGGTTGGGGTTCTATGTCCGATAAATGCGGAATGAGAAAACTAATCAACGAGGCACAGAAACTAGGTCTAGAGTTTCATAAAGAAATTAGAGACTAATAGTCGAAACTCTCCCCATATTGGGGAGGGTCTAGCGAGTGTGTCGGCTCGCTACTGATGAGACAGACAAGAAAGAGAAACCATGAACACAACGAAAAAATATCGTGTTTACTTATTTTGCGAAAATAACACAGACACAAAACATGACCCTATTAGCGGTAATAGTGTTGCGTGTCGAGACTTTGACACTCTTGCACAGGCGCACGAACACGGACTACGCCACGTCGGGCGAGAAATAGACATAGCACTAGTTCCTAGTGTAGTTACGAGTTACCTCGTAGGCGAATGGTGCTCTAATTGTTTGGCGTGGATTGCCGACGGTAAGCACTACTAGACCAAAAGACTAGACCTATAGAACAATTCTAAAGTTTCATTACGATATGTGACGACTGTCACAGAATAAATGGTTGACATGGTGCATAAACTTGTGTACCGTGTTACGCAACAGGTTAGACACCACATGACGCCAGACTCCACACGAGGCTAGGAGAAATGCGGAACATGACCACAGAAGAAAGGACAGAACATGACGACAGAAAAAAATACGTTCACTTGTTCATCATGCAAAACAGAAACACACAAGTTTGAGATGTTCCCAAACAGTATGTGTCTCGATTGCTACGAAGAACAATGGGAGAAAAAACAGCAAGGCAAAACAGAAAAAGAAATAGCACAAGACTTATACAACGACATCACGTCGGTATTTGGAAAATAGAAAGGATAAAAAAATGGCAACCTACGCAGAATGGCACAACGAAGAACTAGAACTAGACGACACAGAATACGAGGCACTCGTAGACTATCTCGGCAACCAACACGAGAAAGAAACGGACGAGTACGACGACGATACCGTGCGTCAATGTTTCGAGGCATACCAAGGACAATGGGAGTCTATGGAAGATTACGTCGAGCAACTCGTACGAGAGACTCGTGATATTCCAGAATGGGTGAAAAACCACATTGACTGGGAGTCTATGGCGCACGACTACCATCACGACTACTGGATTAGTGACAATGGTCACGTCTACTCGTCATACTAGAAAGGTACATAATGGATACACAACACCTAGACCAAAAAACAAAAAACACTCTACGCATAGCGTTCACTATCTACAACAATGGCAAAGACGGTAGTTTCTGGTTAGAAAAGGCTTGCCAACATTGGAATGAGTTGTATGGCACTACCGACGTACATACTAACGTGTGGGAAGAAATAACACAACTAATAGATATGGAGTTTTCACAACTCAAAAACAAGCACCCAAGATTAGCAAATTGGGTACAAAAACAAAAGAAAGGACAACAACAATGAACACAACAGAACTAGACCAACAGTATGACCGACTCCTAATGCAAGCATACGAACGTGGCAGAGCGCAAGGTTGGCACGACATGATGCAAGGCTACGAAAATCCGACGCCACTATCGGGAGAATGGGCAGGCGAGTCTATCCCAGAGATATTAGGCGACCTAATAAAACAGGCAACCATGATTAGCGCAGAGATGAAAGGCTTAGGCGAGGACGGTATGGACAACGTAGATGGCGACCCATACGAAGCATGGCAGGACATCTGTGACAACTACGAGACAGGATACTTTGATGGTAACTGTGACTAATGTCACGACAGAAAGTGTTGTAACCCACACACAAGTGTGTTACATTATAAATAACAGAGAAAGGATACCACGATGGTAACACTAGAAATATACACAGACATAACACAACTCACGTCAAAAGAGTTTGACGACATGGCAAGAGCCGAGCGTTACGCAATGAACATACTAGGTACGTTCACATCGCATGGCACCATCAGCCTTGTAAGGGTAACAGACTCGATGTTGGGTGAGACAACAGAGTTTGAGTATTAGAAAACTCACAACACAAGAAAGGACAACAACAATGGGATACTCATGCACAGCACGAGCCAACGAAACCTACAGAACGTGGGTTGAGGTATGCAAACAGACAACAGGTATGGGCAACGTATACCTACACAATGGTACTAAGTATTGCCTAGAAATTGGCAGAGAACAACGAGATGGTGCGATAACTGGCACAGTGTTACGACTCGAAACCAACGGTATCGACGAGAACGGTAGAGAAAAACACCTAGCGTACAGTAATGGCACGTTCAGAATTGAGCCAGATGGGACAGTCAAACGCTACCCAACAGGCATGAAGAAAGTGATGGCACAATGAACTACTACGAGCAAAGTTTCACACCATTTATGGTGACGCCTACAACATGGAGCAACACAGAAAGGTTTACAGAGTTAGCGTTGCATGACGGTATCTGTCTCGAATGTTTTGCGCCAGTTGGATACAGCACCGACCATAACGGTACGCAAGTATGGCACGACTACTGGGTGATAGACGAGGATATGGAGACAGTCTACTGTCCTCCATGCTATGAAGAACTCACGAAAGAAATATAGAAAGGTACGACAATGAACACACAAGAACTCATCACGCAACTATGGGACATCATCAACACAGAAGACGACTCAGACACGGTAGTCACGCAAGTTTGCGAACTACTGAACGAGACTGAAGCACAGATAGAAATTGAGAAAGGACAGTCATGAGTACAGAAGACACAACGCCACAATATGTGACAGTCACTAGGTCATACACATATGACGTACAAGAAATAATCCAATCACTACGAGAAGTGTTAGATATTGAAAACCCAACATGGGAAGATATCGAACAACAGATAAATGACTGGGCACATGAAGACCATAGGTCACCCATCGAAAAACACGACCTAGTGTGGACAGACCAAGACGGTAACGAACTCTAGAAAGGACAGTAATGAGTAACAACCAATACATAATCACCACAGACGGAACAGTAGTCAAAGCGTCAGAGTGCTACCTAGTAGACCTAGACCTACTCTCCGATGAGGACGTAGATACCGTGTCATACGGTAGCGACGAGGAAGTAGCAGAACTCGGACAGCGCATAGGTATGCGTGTCGAAGCATAAGATTTCATAATCACAACAAAGAAAGGAAACATTATGAAAGCAAAAGATATTGCGGAACACTTTTCGCAACTCGACCCAGAAGAAGACGTATGTATCTTGTGGTACGAACGACCACACGATGAAGATATGTACGGACATATCCCCAGCAAAAATGCGTGGAAGAAAATCTGTGACGAATACGAAGACACAGAAACTCTCCACAACGAAATCTCAGACTGGATGTTTGAGGCAATCACAGAATACAAGGATGTGCAGTAATGATTGCGAACACATACGTTAGTGACGCAGAACACACCAGAATAATGTTGTTCTTCATCATCACATCTGTCACAATGCTTGTAGCAATACCAGTTGCCGAGCATTACAGAATGAAATTACGCCACCATAAAATGCGTAACCATCCATCCATGCGAAATAGAAAGGACAAATAACATGGACACAACAACAAAAAATATGTGGGATTTTCTCGAAGAAGAAGATTGCACAGCACCAGAAACACGAGAACTATTCCAATGGTCACTCAACTACGACCACCCAGACAGACCGTTCAATCTGTTCTGTGACATCATTGGATACAGCGAGGAACACTACGGTACTCGGATGTGGTCAGGCAAGTTTGCCAGTACCATTGGATATGTCGAGGCAGGCTATCTGGCTGACGCACTCAACGAATGGGCAGACCGACCACAGCAGGTAGAGAATTGGATTACCGAACTCATGAGCACCGAGGACTAGCCATGAACAAGACATACGAAATCGAATACCATATCGAAGGATACGTCCCAGTACAACGAGAAGTAGTCACAGTAGATGGACGTTCAATGCGACAGAACAGACTGCCTGTCTGCCTTATCGAATACGCACAGCGCATATCGAAAGGCTACGGGGCATACAGGTTCCGTATCCATGACTACCTACCGCCACACATCTCAGGCGCAGGCGTCACGCTAGGTGTAGCACGACTCGCATACGAAGAAGAACTACCAGATGCTCCGAAGTAAATACATCTCGGCACTCACAGCAACCATCAAACAAAAAACACAAGCAACAAGCGAGTGTTACATCATCCGCAAAAAGCACAGCACCAAACCAAAGTATTACGCAATGGACTGGGGTGACTACCGTTGGGTGACAGACATCAACGAGGCTATGCACTTTCGTTCCATGCAAGAAATCAACACAGAACTAGACGCCACAATGGTCAGATACGAAGCGTACTTTGAGATAGTCAAACTATAGCCTGCCACACAGATAACCCCATGCTCGTCCCCTTTTCTCCGAGTGTGGGGTTATTTGCGTATCTGAATAACAACAGGTTGTTTGTCTAGCAGATAGCGTTGGCGTGGTGTTTTGCCACCAAACATTCCGAACCTATCTCGCTTACCTTTCTCGAACTCCATCGCATAATCCAAGCATTGCTGACTGACATTGCATTTCTCACAGAACTGGAGAGCCTGATTGTAGACAGACTCTTGACCCCCTGGGTTATCTGGGAAAAAGATTTCGTTAGGCACTCCTCGACACGCTGCTTTTTCTTGCCAGTCTGGACGTTCGAGTATCATTTCTTCCGCTTTCTTTTGGATTGTTGAGCGTCCTGCCTCGCTCGTGTTGTTTTATTTGTGTGGCATATACATGGGCAGGAGTCATGTACAGATTGTGGGTAGGTTGTGATTGCTCGTAGCACTGTTCCGCAGTGTGTACAGTCGGGATGTGCCCGAGGGAAATCCAATAGGTCTACTGTCTCCATATGGGGACGTTGGGTTCTACTGCATCCATTTGTTCTTCCGACTCATACAAGCGCAGGATGTGCATACATGGGTCTTCACCATCGTCCCAGAGTTGGGTTTCATAATCAGACATTGGTATGCCGTCATGGGTTGAACAGACAGGCACACTGCAAAATCCGTGTTCTCTACCTATGGATATCCAAGTGTTGAAATCCATTAGTACCCTGTCAGTTTGTTGAAAAGTTTGCCGAGTCCGAAGCCTACGCCTGCTGCGATAATCATATAGATGATGGTCTGCATTAGAACGGTTCCTCATCATTGAACGCTGGCATAGCCTTGCCTACTAGCCCTGTCTGTGCGACAGTCTTGCCTGTCTGGTCTGCTACCCATGCGTTCCAACGGCATGACGCACCCACTTCATCTGCGATAAGTTTCGTGGACTTACGCTTCTCACCATCTTTGGTGGTGAACTCCTCTTGTTCGAGTCGTCCTGTGATGATGACGGATGTTCCTTTGCTGATGGTGTTCGCTACGTTTTCTGCAAGTTTGCCGAACACGATAATGTTCCACCATGTTGTTTTCTTTTTGTCGTCTTTGCCGTAGTTGTCTGCCACACTGAATGTGAGGACAGCGTTTTGGCTGGCGGAGAACCTGAGTTCTGGTTCTTGTCCGACTGTGCCGTGAATAGTTACTGTATTCATTTTATTTTTCTTCCTTTTTTGGTTGGAGATTTATCATTCTGTTTGCTTTTTTACGGCATGGGTGTGTCGGGGGTTCAACGGGTTGCACAAATGTGGTGACTGATACCTTGCATGAGGGGCAGTGCCACTGTTGGCGTGTTGACATTCCTTTCATCGGGTTCATCCTAGCATCCTTGTGTGTTTATCTTGTACCTGAACGGGAACCAGATGTTCCTTGCCAGTTGGACAGTCCTTTGCCTTTGTTGTATAGCCTGGCTGCGACTTTGAGATTACACTCTGGGTCTTGCAGGACGAACATTCTACCTAGTTTTGTTTTGCATACCTGTGCAGTAAGGGTTTTGTGTTGCGAGTTGATTTGCAGCAACCCGATGTCGTAGGACTTGACGGCTTTGCAGTGGCGGTAGGTACGGGCGTGGGATAGTTTGCAGTCGAGGTGGCTTTTGCCTTTGTGGTAGTTCCATCCTATGGCACGGCTCACACACTTTGACTCTCTTGCCATGATTGGCGCAAAGATACGGACGGGTAGACCGTGTTTGCGTAGGAGTTTGTGGTATTTGGGGCAGGGGTATTTGCTTGCTGCTTCCACGGGGGTTGCTAGTGGTGCTGCGAGGGGGGTGAGTGTGATGGCTAATGCCAATATGATTTTTCGCATAGTGCCTCCTTGGGGTTGGCTCTGCGTCCTCTTTCTCAGTTAGGACAGTCTAGTCGTATAGTTCGTTGGTTAGCAAGTCTTGGACGTGCTGTGGGTAGAGGAGGAATCCTCGTGCTGGGTTGTCTGAGTTGGGGGCGAAGTCTCGTTTTTCTAGGGTGTGGTAGTTGTGTTTGAGATAGTTCTTTAACCGTTGTACGCTTACGATGACGAAAGCATCTGGTGCGAACCGATATGCCCACCATTTAGCGGTAGTCACGTTGATTCCAGAGTGCTTCCAGTCGCCTCCTGCGGGCTTCTGCTGCGTCTCAACAGCCATCCTGCCGTTACGATACCTGTCTGCCTTTACCTCGACTGTGCCGTCGTTGAAAGCAGTGAAGAAATCTATAAGGTTCTGCTCGCCCTCATGCCCATAGGCTAGGTCAGTTTTGAAATCGAACTTAGGTTCGTAGCCGTTTATCTTCATGTTAGGTACGCCTTACAAATGTTCATCCAGTAGATACAAGATTCCGAGAACAGACAGGATGACCAGCCCTAATCGGAACATGGATACAACCATCGCTTCTTATTGTGGTCAGCCCATGTACGGTACGCCTCGTTCACCCACAGAGGGGCGGTGTCCTCCTCAGTGGACAAAGCGACAGCATGAGCCAGCCGTGATGCCATCTTGTTCAACGTGTCAATCTCGAGAAGCAACTTATGCAGTTCCTCCTTCGTACGATACAACGTGAAATGCACATCCTCATCCTGAATCTCTTTCAGATATTTCTCAATCTGTTTCTGCAAGCCTTCAAGCGTTGCAAGTTTCTGTTCAATAGTTCTACTCATTTTCTTTTCCTTCTGGATGAATAAAAGTGGTGTAAATAATTGATGGCTTAGGCAAATCAAGGCTTCTAATATTCCAATACAACTGTGCGTATTGTTCTGCGCTCAATGAATAAAACTCATCAGCAAATCCCCATTCGTCACTCATCTTTTTCCATACTCGCTTCTAATAGTTTCTTCTAGTCCCGCTTCTCGTGCCTGGTCTTGGTTGGTTGGTGATACACAATCCCAACAGGTTCTCTTTCCCCAGTTCGGACAGGTTGATATATGAACAGCGAACTCTGCCCAACGGTCACGGTCTGCCATAAGTTCTTCTATGACCCCAGCGGAATCACCATACGGAACCATCGCAACATTACGCATAATGTTTGCCTTCAATGATTGCTTATAAAGTTCTGCTCGTAGGCGTTCAATCTCATCAGCGGCATCATCCAACAGTTGCGCCGTAAAGATTGGCTTCGGGTCTACAACAATCGCCCGTAGTCGGGTCACAATGTCATCAGTCATTACTTTTTACCCAGCATTTGTATCCACGCCCTAAGCGCATCTTGCGATGCTTGCAATTCTTCTCGTAGGCGTTCAATCTCATCGGCTGCCCATATTAAGTCATCTTCAGTTATGTCTGAATCGTCCCAGGTGTCTGTTTGAGAATGTACAATCTTTCGGAGTCGGGTCACAATGTCGTCAGTCATGTCGGGTTCCTATCTGTTGTTTAATTAAAACGCTTAAAAATTATTGGCTCGCCAGAATCAAAAATGTTGCAACTTTCTAACACTATGTATCTCATTTGCCAATGAAACTCTGCATGAGCCGTTATGTCTGCATGTGTAGCGAGCACTTCCATGTCGCACAAACCACACTTCACAATGTCATCAGTCATGTCGGGTTCCTATCTATGTTTAAATGCGCTTGTTGGGTTAGCAATATCTAATTGTTTTTCCATGCCATCACAAACCTCAATGAGTTCATTCAGCGACATCCACAAAGGATGCGGCGACTCTAATGAAGTTTCGGCGGTTTCTAATACCTCACGAACAACTCGGTAAGCGTGTTCGTACCGTTGTTTAAGTTTTTCAACTTCAGTCATGTCGGGTTCCTATCTGTTGTTGGGTATCGACCTTCGTAAAGGTCTAGTTTTTCTCGTAAGTATTTAATCTCATCGGCTGCATTACGCATCCAATCACTTTGGTCATGTTCAATGTCATCATCATCAAAGGCATTAGCCAGTTCCCGTAGTCGGGTCACAATGTCGTCAGTCATCCTTAAACCCCTTCCAAATTACAAGCAACAAAGGACTAGTCATAATTGCAAGTATCAAAACTATTGCTGTGTTGTCATCCATCACAACTCCTTCTGGTTGTCATACTCAGCCTGTGCATACTCAGCCTTGCCAAGTTCACGAGCCAACATCTCCGCAGTCTTACGCCAACGGTCACGGTCAGAAGTCATCCAATCCAACGAACGCTGCAAGTCACGACTCATATCCCATGCTGTATCCACATGAACCCAATCGGTAGCCATCAGTACCCTGCCTTCTTCAAAAGTTTCAACATATCCGCAAAGCGCATCATGGCGTACTGCTCGCCACCAGTAGCATGACCCTGGCGTTTCACAACCAGCACACCGAAATCCGCTTCAGCGTTGATACGTTCTTGCTCTGTCTCCTGCAACCAGCCAGACAACTCATGTCGTTTCGCTGCTTTACATTCAAACACCAAAGGAACACCAGCATTGATGTCACCCTTATCAAGATTGCCATGCAATGCACGACGTTCAGCCATAGGGAACCCGTTGTCCCTCATGTATCGGGCAATCAAAGTTTCGAATGAAGTTCCTTTAGAACGGTTCTTTGACATTATCGTACGCCTCCTGTACTAACTGTCTCAACAACACAGACTTCGACACCTTGCGGTCAATGCAGAGTGTTTCAATCTGTTGCATCTGTCGTGCTGTCACCCTCACCCCGAGAAAACGAGTGGAGATAGCCTCTCCCTGTGGGTCTACTGTTCTTTTCGCAGGCATTACTGCTCCCTTTCTTTTGTTGTAGGTACTTCTTTATTTCCGTAGGTGTATCGAACTGCGAACTCTAAACAATCTGTCGAACAGAAATGTTTGATTTGTTCTTCCCAGATTTTGCGTCGCTTATTCCACACTTCTTTTGATACTGCTAACCAACCGACAGGGCTGGTACGTTCAGGTTCGTTCTCTTCCTCGTCTCCATCTACAAGGTCTTTGAAGATGAAAGCGAGACGTCCATAACGTGAGTACGAATCAGGTGTGAACTCCATGTTGCCACAGTTGTCACACTTGACTGCTTCACCTTTCATTGCTTCGCTGCTTTCGCATCGTTGAACGCTTTACGCAGGGCTGCAAGGTCACCTTGTTTACCGAACCCGAACTTCACACCAGCAGACTTATAGATAGTCATAGGGTTCAAGTCGTTATCAACACACGCTTTGTTGAACGCTGCGATTTGTTCCTCAGTCAACGGGTCTTCCGTTGGCAACGATGGCTTCTTCGGTTGTGCCTGTGGTTGTGGCTTGTCACCATCAAGGTCTGACCATTGGTTCTTTGTCCAAAGATTCAAAGAAATACCGAAACGCATACTGGCGTTGCGTAAGAAGTCTCCGATAAGTTCCTTGTCGAGGTCTTGCTTGTCTGCTTTGACGCTACCTACACCGAGCATTTCTTTGCCGTGTACTGTGAGCCATCCCCACATTGTTGCGATGCCGTTCTCAACATGGATAGCAGGACGTCCGTTGTTCCATCCGCATGGTTCCCATGACCAGTACGGGTCAATCTCGATGAGGATACGAGTGATGTCTGCGTGTCCTACGAAGTCCAGTTTTGTTCCACCACGGGGCAGTTGTTGCACGATGGATGGGTCTGGTTTTGCGTAGTCCTTCAGGATGTTCCTGAGTTCCTCTGTTTTATCTTGCATGGTTGGTTCTACCTTTCTCTGGTTGTTTGTTATATATGTTGCTGATGTTTGCATGACTACTCACCTTTCAATCTGAGTGTTCTGCTGGTTGTTGTTTTAACATACTGGTTGTATAGGTCAGGGTTTTCTGACTGGAACCGTTTGCTATCGAACCAGTCTCGTTTGTATCCTTTCCATGTGGCGACAACATTGCCGTTGATGGTGGCTGATTCGAACGGTCCGATAAGGTCGCAAAGTTCTGCCTTCAACTTATCCTCTAACGCTTTATAGGAGGACAGTTCTGACTTGACGTGTTTCAGTTGGGCGATAAGGTCTGCCACTGATTCATCTAACTCTGTTGGTTCTGATGTGGTGTTCTGGTATCGGGTGGAGATTGTCTCATACGAGTAGGTGATTCCTGGTGGGTTCATCCCTAGTTCGATAGCGTTCAGCCAGATGGCTGATGCTTCGATGTGTTCTTCCATTTCTTCTTCAGTGATGTCTTGCTCGACTAGTGTGAGGCGTAACGTGTTGTCGAAGATTGCCCATGTCACACGGTTAGCGTCGGAGCAGATGGCTTGCTGGATTCCTTGGATGCGCCAATAATCTGGGAGTGTGCCACTGTATTCTCGGCTGGTGGTTTTTACTTCGAGGATGTGTTTGGTGTCTTCGTTCCATCCGTCGAGGGTGGAGATGAGACGAGCACCGTTGGTGTTGTTGTAGCAGAACATCTCGTCTGGTGTGACGAATTTGATTCCGAGTCTGTCGCCTGCCCATTGGATGATGGTGTCTTCCAGGCGGTTGCCTGTTTCCATTGCTGCGTTTGGTGGGATGGGTGTGGGTGCTACGCCTGAGAGGAGTTCTGCTGCGTATTGGTCTGCTTTGACGAATGGGTGTACACCGTAGATTGCTGCTGCTGCGGAGGCGGAGATTTGGCGGTGTCCGTATTTGTCTGTGTATCTTTGGTTGAGCCATTCTTGTGAGCCGTGTGGGGCTTTGGCTATGCGGTAGCGTTCGTGTTTCATTAGGCTTCCTTTCTCATCTTTCTGCACCTTTCGTGGTACAGATGAGACTATATAGGAAGGGTGTTACATTGTCAAGGGGTTTAGCAAAATTGTTTTACGAACCATACCGACAGGTATATAGAACAGGTTGATGCCGTCACCTTCGTGGTATGTCTGAAGCAATGTAACGTGGTCTTTCTTGCCACCTGGGTCGTCACATGGTATGAGGAATCCTACTGATTGGACGAGTGTTTCGCCGTCGTCTTCTACTTCTTCTAGTGTGAGCCAGCCTGGGTCGCCTCCGCAGGCGTCTGCCCATTCGATGAGTGCGATGGGGTATTCAGTCTTCATGGTCTGCTGGTTCCCCTTCGGTTCTACATTCGGGGCAGTAGCGTCCTTGTGATTGGTGCCATGCTTCTCCGCAGGTGGGGCAAATGTAGAGGTGTGACGGGCTGGTCATAGTGGGCTATCTTACTATGCTGCCCTGTGTTTCTGGATGACACTATCCAAAGCGTTTATCACTTGGATGAGTTCTTCTTCTTCAGCCCCTCTGGCTACTACACGGACAAGAAACTTACGGATTATAAAAAGTTGAGCGAGCGTCATAGGACGCATCACATTATCAGCGTGGCGTAGTGATGTACGATTCCACTTGCGTTAAACGATTCTCAATTCTGTCCAAAGAATCCCGCATAGACGAACCACTATTCGGCTTCATCTGCTCCTCAACAAAACCCAACGCAGTATCAATCCTTCTCGCCCACTTATACACCGCAGTAGCAGACTTCAAAATAACACCAACAGAAACAAGACCGCCTGCAATCAAGCCAAGAACATGGATGGCTTGCACGTTAGATGATTCTATTGGTAGCAGGAATATGACACATAGATTCTAGAATAACAGTCCACCAAGGTTGCGTTCAACAATCCTCTTTGGTATATTCTGGTTTGCCTCTGGCAGAGTTCTTATCCCTTTCTCCTCTGCCAGGGGCTTTTACTATTGTGTCCTACCGAAACCTTCATCGTTCGGGTTTAACCAACGCACAAGCGGTGGCAACACTGATGCAACACCAGCAGCCCACAATGCACCAAGGTCACGTTCACCAGCGAGGTACAGTGTGAGTGATGCTGCGATAAACACACGAGCGTATGACAGTGCGACTGGCTTTGCTTCTTCAAGTAGTTGTTTCATTGGTTCTCCTTATGACAAGTATCTTAAGATAACGATTCCCGTAGCCCCAGCACCACCACTGCCTCCACTTGCAGCAGCACCTCCACCACCGCCACCAGTTCCAGCAACACCTGCCGTTGGGGCTATAGGGGAAGAAGAACTATAAACACCACCAGAGCCACCATTTGTTCCACCTGATGCTGGAGTTGAACCAACACCTTTAGTTCCACCGCCACCGCCAGAACCATAAACAACTGCTGTCCCGGTTATTGATGACGTATATCCTTCTCCACCGTTACCTAAAGTTGGGACAAGCGGGTTAACAGTTTGACCATCAGCAGTGGCTCCACCCCCGCCTCCAGCAGTTCCTAAACCACTTACGCTTTTACCGCCACTACCATCATTCCCTAAACCTGGGACTGCATAAGTGTAGGATATTCCACCATTCGTGACCACATCCGCTAACGTGTACGAACCGCCACCACCGCCAGAGCCACCGATTGACCCGTTGTTGTTTCCTTTACCACCTGTTCCGCCACCCCATGAAACAACATTCAAACCAGAAGAAGATGTAAGACTTGATTTTCCTCCGCCTACACCCAAGATGTCTCCACCGCCCGTGAAAGTTTCCAGCGTGGCTGAAGTTTTAGAATAGGAACTTACTGTTCCAACATTTACGGCTCCACCGCCACCACCGCCACCTTGCTCATCTGTTGTGGAGTTTCCACCTTTTCCTCCTCCACCAACAACGAGATATTCAATATCCTTTTCACCGAGTCCATCAACATTGAGTGGTCGTGCAGGTGGTGTTGAACCACCAAGCGAAGGAAAACTATGAACAGTGTATGCACCAGCAAACGTTACTGTTCCACCATTAGCCCATTGGCGAGTGGTGTCTCTAGCAGAAGCGGAAACAATACCAGCAGCAAACATTACGCCGTCAACTGTCCAAACAACACCCAAGTATCAGATGCCGTTTTAATAAGAGAAGCAACACCATACTGAACAAGAATCTTTTTCTTGCTGTTATCACTATTCAAAGTAACACCAGTATCACCAGCAAAAGTTACTTGTCCAGCACCAATCTGCACAAAAGAAATCTGTGAACCAACAGGCAAAGCAACATCGGCATTAGCAGGTATGGTTACTGTCATCGCCGTTGATTTATCACACAAAATCGTTGTATTTCTATCTACAAGAGCCAACGTAAAACTATCAGTCTTGGCTGTCGTGTTCGTTAACACACCAATTTTGGCTGCCGTCACACCAGCATCTTTAATCTGCACAGTGTCAGACTGAATCTCCAATGTCGAGTCATCCACGTTGACAGCCAGCGCATCACCAGCACCACCAACAAGACCAGAGCCAGCCACCTCTGCAGCAAGTTTTGCTACCGTCACAGCAGCAGCATTAATCTTGTCTGTCGTTACAGCGTTATTAGCAATTCCTGTAGCGGTTAACTGGGCGTAAGTAGGGATAGATGCGCCAGCCACCAGCGGATAATTAGTTGTTCCTTTTGCTAACTGTGCAAAAGTTGTGCCGTCATAATACACCATGCCACCAGTGTTCTGATAGGTGGATGTCAATTCGTTTGCTTCGTCAAAGTCTGCTGCTGTAGCAACAGGGTAAATGGTGGCGTTACCAGCGTGGGGTTTAGCGGTGGTGCCGTCTACACCACGGGAAGATACTGTGAGTGTCGTTCCTGAACGAGAAGCAATGAGCACTTTTTCTTCTGATGCTGTGCCTGGGTCAATGACTACATAGAATGAACCTGAAGCCCATCCTGTCGTGTCGTCGATACCGATAGTCAGGTCATCCGAGTCAATACCTACTGTAATAAATGTTTGTACTGCTGCGCCTGCGTATGTTCGTCTAATTTTTGCTGTCATAGTTTTACTCCGTGATAGTTCTCATGATAACAGTCATTGTTCCTTCCCATAGCCAATCTGTTCCAGACACCAAAGAAGGCTGCCAACGGGCATCTTCGATGATGACGCTGAAGGTGTCTTCTTGTTCTTGGTAGGTGACTATTCGGGGAGAGGCTGCTAGTTCTTCTAGGAAATCACGTTCGAAGGCGACATCGAAATAGTATTCCTTGTTGTTGATATTGAATCTTTCATGAATGAGAACAGGTACCGAGATTATTCGGGAGCGTAGGGGGGCTGCATAGGCTCGAGACATCCAGCGTGTCATGGTGGGACTGACATTAGTGTCTGATTTAGAGAGTGTGAATTTGTATGCTGCTTCGATGAAACGGTTTTCTGGGGCGATATATGTGTGTCGTGTTTGGTTTTCAGCATTGAATGTTCCGATAGAAACAAAGCCCTGGTTTTCTAATGATACTGAAGCATCAATGGAACCTTGCAGTGGTTCGGTGCGAACATCCACACGAGGGGCGAACTTGTCGTCAGGGATTCCCCAACGGTAGATACCTGTCGTAATGGAACCAGATGTGACCAGCGTGTCGGCATCCTCAACCACAACACCGATACCTGAAATAGCAAACACTCTTTTCTTGTCGAAAGATGAAACAGATTTCACTGCGTTGGTGCTGCCATACATTAGGTCTGTCGCATAGGCTGGTGTGTTTGGTGACGTGAACACTGACAGGTCGAGACGTCCTAAACCACTTGATACGCCATCGTAGTTCGTGTATCCGAACCATACGAAACGGTCTTCCGATGTGAAACCTTGAACGGAGCCAGTGGTGGGGATAAGTGCTCCAGCAACCAGGTTTCCTTGGTTGTCAGAACTGGCGTAGCGGACACCTTTGTTTGTGCCAATGATAATAAATCCGAGGTAGGAGTCGATGGATGTAGGGTATTCACCTGCGGGTAGTTCAAGGGCGACAACAGCGACGTCTATTGTGCCGTCTGATTTGATTCCTAGTTTGTAGACAAGACCAGCGTCGTTGGAATGTCCTGCTACATAGATGGCGTTTTGACCGCCTGCGAAGCCGACGCAAGTGAAGTCCGAGTCACGGATTTCTGCAACTGGGGTGCCTTTGGGGAGGCTTGCTTTGAATGGGACAGCATGAATGTGGCTGTTCGGCTCACCAGTAGTGCCTGTTTCATGGTTATGGAATCCCAAAACAAAGCCTTTGGCGAACCCCAACTTGGTGTAGTTGTGTGTGCCGTTCGTGGCGTAATGATTATCCAAAGAAGCAGACCCAGGCGTGGTCATCAAAATGCCTTCATCCTCATACGCCACATAAATTTGACGACCATCAGTAGTGATGTCATTAATTGCTTTGGCAGGTGCTCCAGTAGTCACCGAAGTCCACGTCGGGCTAGAAGCAAACGGGTTCTGCGTGTACTTTAAAGTTTGCCCATCACCAACATACAAATAACCATTCACCTCAACCATCGGTAGGTTCGTCGAAGAAGTAGACAAAGATAACTTTGTGGTATTCAACAACGTTAACTGTCCCTTAGTCCAAGGGTTCACACCCTTCGATTCAAAGAACCTATAGTCCTGTGCCTCAGCCGTGTCAGCGTATCGTTGTCCCGCACCGAAATGCCATGACACTTCACCACGACGCCACAAACCCTGCGGGTTAATAGCAGACTCACCAGGAGCAGTAGAAGTATCTTGTGAATCTCGAACACGAGCATCAAACTGGCGTGTAAACTGGTTAGACTTTACGTCCACCATGTACGGACGCCCGTTAATAGCGATAGGGAAAACGTCTGGTACGAGTGGTGACGTACCTGTACCAGTGTAGAACGCTGGTGTGTTGGTAAAGGAAAACGATACGGGTAAAGACACCGTTAATCCTTAGAGAGCATTATAGGATATTGGCGGTTCAGTTTCGCTGCTTCAGCAGTGATGCGGTCACGACGCATACGCAGCAAGTTAGTGATGGATGAACCGACTGCTCCTGCTGGAACCTCATCAGAACGACGTGGTTCGCTTTGTGATTCTGTGAAGTTACGCTTCAGTTCTCGTGGTGCGATAAGACGAATCTGTGCGCCGATAACAAGGATATCTTCAGCGTATTGTGGGTAGCCTGCGATGGTTTGAATATCGTCAGTTTCGTTTTGTAACTTACCGAATCCTGTTTTATAGGACACACGAAGAACACCAGAACGAACAGTCTGGTTCAAAGTCAAAGCCATACCAGAACCGAAATCTGATGTTGGCAGGTTACGAGTCAACGCCACCTTCGGAACTTTGATGTAGTCAGTTGATAAATACCTGATACGGGTTTCCACAAGGTCAATCACATCATCGAAGACGGGGAAGTTAATCATACGGTCTGAACCGTTGTAGTTCAGGTCTACTGATTTGACACGGAACAAACCATTCATCGGGGAAGACAAGTCCGACAGTTCATCGTTAATTGCTTCAAGGATTTGATGGCGGGGGAAGCGAGGGTTGACAATGATGTATGCGGTGTCGAGATGTGCTGCTGCTACCGTACCGTTAAACGCTCGTTCAACTGTGGCTGTCTTTGCACCAACGTTTACTTCCCAGCAATACATAAGTTCAGAATCAATCTGGATAATTGACCCTCCACGAATACCGTTCAACTCATACTGAAACGTCACAGAAGTAGCCGTCGCCGTGATAGACGCAGCCAGTTTGTTTCGTTCCTCAACCGTGCCAGAAAGAACCTGGCGTTGAGTACGGTTAATGAGTTGAGCGACAGTAGACATTTACTTCTTCTTAGCCTTCTTCTTAGCCATGCCAGCCTCAGACATAGCAATAGCGACAGCCTGCTTGCGTGACTTCACAACAGGACCGCCCTTGCCAGAGTGCAAGGTCCCAGCCTTGTACTCACGCATGACTTTGCCGACCTTCTTCTGGGTCTTTTTCATTTCATTTTCTTCTTACGGACAGAACCCTTGGGCTTCATGCCAGCCTTAGCGGAACCGTACTCCATCATACGTTCCTTCTTGCCTTCAGACTTTTCATGCTTCATCTTGGCAGACTTGGACTTGTATTTTTCGCCTTTAGCAGACATGGTGTACTCCTAGAAATATGGTGTACCCACATCATAGCCTATTTGTAGAAGTCAAGATTACGTTGCAAACGCTCGTCCATAGGGTTTAACGCTGCTGCTTCAGCACCATGAAAGAAAGCATCATCGCTGTAGCCAAGATGGTGCGACGCTATAGCCATCAAGTCGTGCGGTAGGGAACCCCAAGCAAACGCTTCACACAGATAGTCCAATGGTTTCTCTGTGATAGATAACGCCATGCTGCAGGCTGCCCGACACGCAACCCAGTTATGTTTCTGATAATAAAAATTCGCTAACTCAACCCATGCCTCACGCCTATGTGGTGACTCTGCCACCGCCCTGAACAGGTGATATTCGGCTGCCTCGGGACGCATCTTCGCCAGATACCGATACGACGCTGCCCTCTCAGGGGACCATAACGACAGTTTTAGATGCTCATTGAAATGGTATTGGGCTAGCCCGTAGTCGCCTGTGAAGTACAGTTCACGGGCAAGATAGAAATGGTTGCGGTCATCCCTCGGGTCTTCCTCCACCGCCAATTTCAACAACGGCAAATACTGCGCTCGTGACTTGCTATGGTCAGGATGATGATGAATTTCTAGACCGTTAGTCCAGTTCTGTACTTCTGGTCCATCACATTTCAGGACTTCATGGACTGGGTGTTTCCAACGGTAGCCATGTCGGGCGTGGATTTTATCGCCACCATACACCAGCCCTTCCGAGCCATCATCGTTCCATGACCAGACATACTTGTATCGAGGGCGTGTAGTTCCTGCAGGGACAGCCTCTAACGCTTGACGCCAGCCAGGTTGCAGCACCTCGTCCATGTCTAGCCAAATCACATAGTCAATGTATTGCGGGATGAGACTCATGGCGTGGTTGCGGGCGTGGTCGAATCGCCATGGTGTGAACTCTTTGATTTGTACTGTGACGCCAAGGTCCCATGCTAGGTCCACTGTATTATCGGTTGAGCCAGTGTCAAGGATTAGACGGTAGTCAGCCATGTCGCAGGACAACGCCCAACGCTTGACAAATTGTTCTTCATTAAGACTAATCGAAGCAACAGCGATTCTCATGGTTCCCCTTCTGTGGTGGTGTTAGGCGTGGCAGAACTGCCAATGCCAGGGTTCGAACTCTGGGTTGGGTTTGCCGTTCCGTAGTTTAGACTTTCCTTGCAGATAAAACCCGAAGCGTGGGGCGTTCTCACACATCCACTTATAGGTGGCTGCTGGAACCTCGATGTCTTGCGCCATTCCCCATCCATGATTCGATGAGCCTGGTGTCGCTGCTGGTGCTTTACCTTTGCGAAGCCACCAGCGTTTCATTTTCCAGATGCGGGTTACTTCAGGGACTCGACCTGTGGATTTGCGGGCGTAGCGTTGACGGAACAGGGCTGCTTGACGGGCGTATGAACGGTATCCTTCGGATACGCATCGGATTTCGATGCCTGCTTTGCTGGCTTCTTCACACATATGCCACCACCAGAATCCAGCGGTGGACCACATCTTGCCACCACCACGACAATCAATAAGGACATCGGCTGGAAGTTTGCCGTTGCCATACTTTTTTAACTCTTTGGGTACTCGTAGTTTTTTTACTGGTTCAATCATGGCTTTCCTCCTAAAGCAACAATAACTTCAGTATTCACGGCTAGTTCCTGTATCCATAAACTCTTGCCGTTCCTGAAAATGTTGCAGCCCCATTATCAAGAAATTCTGTACCTAATGATAACTACTCCAGAACCACCAAGACCAGCAGAACCAAGAGAGGCAGCACCAGAAGCACCACCACCGCCACCCAAACCATTAGTACCATTACCAGCAGCATCAATGTTTACAGTTTGGTCACTATACCTTCCAAATCCTCCACCACCTAAACCTCCTGCAAGGTTTCCAGGGTTACCTAAAGGACCATCAGCGTTTCCACCTGCGCTACCACCGCCAGCATAATAAGTGTAGGTTCCAGAAATATTTGATTGTTTTCCATCGCCACCTTTACCGTTGTAGTATCCAGTGCTTCCAGCAGCACCAGCACCACCTCCTCCACCACCGTTAGATGGAGAAAAATTTACATACCCATCACCGCCATTATTCCCTTGTCCTGCGGTTCCTGTACCAGTTCCAGTAGCGGTAACACCATTTCCACCGCCACCTGAACCACCGTTTCCTGCTCCACCGCCAGTACCACGACCACCTCCACCGCCACCGCCGACAGCAGTAAAACCAAAAAACGTGGAGTCCCCCCCATTGCCACCTTTTACGTTTTGGCTTGCGCCTCTCAAACCTCCAGCACCAACAACTATTGAATAACTGCCTGGGTTAATAAATGTTGATTTTTCAAGAAAACCACCAGCACCACCAGCACCGCCATTGTTTTCACCACCAGCACCACCTCCACCAATAAGCAAACATTCAATGTTCCCATTACCACTTAAAACAGTAAATGTCCCATTAGCGGTGAAAGTATGAACTCTATAATCACCAAACCTAGTTATTGTCCCACCAGTAGCAGTGATTCTGCCAACACGTTTGTTACGTCTAGGCATTAAATCTGAAACTAAAGAACCAGGCTGTAAAGAAAAACTTACTTCGTTCATTAAGAAATTACGTTAACAAAACCACTAATTGTTATGACGTTTGCACTAGCAGCAAAAGCCCTAACGACCAAAGCACTAGCGTTGCCCTTAATCAAAAGACCTGGGACAACCAAAACTAAACCTGATTCTGCTGGGACAGTTAACTCAATTAAATCATCTGGGCTTGTAGTGCCACCCCATTCAATAGTCAACTTACGAGCAGTGGTATCAGTATTCATAGCGTAAAGCCATATTTCATGAAGGACAGAAGTGTTTGTGGAACCTGTATGAATAGTTGTTCCAGCGGTAGCAGTGGCTGCTACCTTAATCGCTTTACCATCTGTTGAACCGCTTAATATTGTTTTGCTAAATGTCGCCATAAATAATTCCTAAGAAAAAACTCGTAATGCAATAATAGTGTTGTCATCTTCGATATTCACTGTACCAGTTGGTCCCGTAGGTCCTGTCGGTCCCGTAGGACCTGTCGGTCCAGTCACCGTTGAATCTGCACCAGTAGGTCCTGTAGGACCAGTCTCACCCTGGATACCTTGGATTCCTTGTATACCTTGTGGACCAGTCGGACCTGTAGCACCAGTTGGTCCAGTCTCACCTTGGATTCCTTGGATTCCTTGGATACCTTGAGCACCAGTAGGACCCGTAGGTCCCGTAGCACCAGTGGGTCCCGTAGGTCCTGTCGGTCCCGTAACCGTTGAGTCAGCACCAGTCGGACCAGTGTCTCCTTGTGGACCTGTAGAACCTGTGGGACCTGTAGGACCAGTAACGGTTGAATCTGCGCCTGTAGGACCAGTTGCGCCTGTTGGTCCTGTAGGACCAGTAGGACCTGCAACAGTTGAATTGGCTCCAGTAGGTCCTGTTGCTCCGACATCCCCAGTACGAGCAAAAGTCACATAAATATCAGCATCATTAGCAAAAACAGAAGCACCAGAAACATGAGAAACAGGAATTTTATAGTAACCAGAAGCAACAGTTACAGCAC